GAATAACACTATGCAAGGTAGAGGAAATTAAACAACTTAAAGAAAAGCCTGCTTTAATTTGATTTCAAGCGTGAAATCGGCGGGCTTTGTTTTTTTGTCTTTGAAATAAACAACTTTTTCAATAACCGTTTTTAACAATCGGTTTCTTGTCGAAATATCAGCTTGCCAATAGCAGTTTAATACATCAGATATATTCTGCTTCGTCTGCTCTATGTCAACGATTTTAATACTATCAGCTTGCTTCTTTACTGCGGCATACTCACTGTTTAGAGTATCTAGTTGCAGCTGTAAGGTTTGCTGGCGGTCAAGGAATGTTGTTACAGAATATATTTCACGCTCTAGCAGTTCGTGTAATTTGCTTTGCTGCTTTTTAATAACTGATATGCTTCCGGCGATAGATTTTAATTGCTCTTCAAAATTATTTTCCTGAATGCGATTGGTTTGTTTCAAGCTGTCATATTTCTTCAATTTCTCTTGCAATGAATTAATAACAGCTTTTTCCAATAGCTCGTATTTAGTGCCAGCTATGCAGCTTCTCTTTAAGCACAGATAGCGGGCACTTTCGGTCTTTCCATTCCGGTGCCGCTCCGGGGTGCGTGACATTAAGCTTCCGCAATTTCCACAGTAGACAAGTCCGCTGAGGGCGTTTTTTATATCGCCGGTGAACGACGGCGGGTGTGTTCTGTCCTTAATAATGCCCTGTGTCGTCTCCCATTGCTCGTCGCTAATAATAGCGTCGTGCAAGCCCTCTGTTATCGTCCATTTTTCGGGTGGGTTATATATTCTAATATGCTTAGCGTTCCCTCGTGTGCCTTTCTTGATGTGCGTTATCTTATCCCACACGACCTTGCCATTATAAGCATAGTTTTTAAGTATTGACATAACAGAAGTACGGCCCCACTTGTCTGTCCTGTGTGGGCTTACGCCCATGGCATTTAAGCGGTCGGCAATAGTTTGACAGCCGTACCCGTTGTTGTATAAGTCAAACATCATTCTTACATATTTAGCCTCCGGCTCGTATATTTCAAGCGTGCTGTGCTTGTTAACTTTCGTGTTCCTATAACCATATGGAGCACAAGCAAGGTAGCAGCCCTCCTGCACCGATTTCCGCGTGCCGGCTTTCATACGCTTAGTTATTTGCTTATATTCGTATCTTGCAAAAAATGCTGAAAATTCAACATTGCTTTCGTCCGTTTCGTCGTTTAGGTCATAAGTTCGCTGTGGCGTTACGATTAAAGTGTCGTTCTGCTTCAATGTCTCAATAATAACACCTTGGTCACTCATTCCGCCACGCCCCAAGCGGTCAATGTCCATACAGAGTATTCCCGTGTAAGCTCTGCAGCTCACGGCTTCCAGGAGCTTCAACATCTGCGGGCGTGCGTACAAGCTCTCGCCCGAAACGACTTCCTCATATACATCTTGTACAGATAAGTCGTGACTGATAGCGTATGCTATCAATGTTTCCTTATGCCTGCGTAAAGTATCTTCAAGCGTTTTATCCTGGTCAGCTCTTGACTTTCGCAAGTACATTGCATATTTTTCCATAAACAACACTCCCTTTTTTATTAATATGCAAAAAAATATTTTAAATGTCCAACTAATGGGACAGCGACAACGTTTTACAAATTTTGTTATTGACAATAACAAACAGATGTTTTACAATATATACAAACATTTGTTTTAATATTTTTATTGGAAAATATTTCCTGTTGAAAATCCCTGCTCACAGCTGTAAAATATTAGTGTATTAGGGATTATAAATTGTAAGGGGTGTAAACAAAAATGGCAGACAAATACAAAAAATACATAATAAAAATGATTATGCGAATAACGGACGAAAAGACGCTCAAAAAAATATGCGTAATCATAGACAGATTTTTTGTAAAAAGTGATTAGCAAAAGGTGGTTGACCTCTTAACCGGTCAACCACTTTTTTGTTTTTATTTGTCAAAAATCGAAGAAAGATATTTCTTAAAAGCTGCACGCTGTTCTACTGGCAACTTTATATACAGCTGTATTATTTTAATGTCTAGCTCATCGAGCTTATATTCGTCCGCCAGTTCTTCAAGTAAAATGTTATCGTAATTATTATACATATCGCCGACACCCTCTGTCAGCCACAGATAATTGACACGATATTCCTTGCATACTTGCTTTAAAAATAATTCCTTAGGTTCTACAAGCTTTCGTTCGATATTCTTAATAACTCCTATTGTCACACCGACACGCTCTCCAAATTCTGTTTGCGAGAGCTTTTTTTCTTTCCGCAGTAATTTCAATCTATCCGATATATCCATATTATAAATCACCTCCCTCAGTAATTCTATTATATTACATAGTCGTTAGATTGTCAATCCAAAAAAATGCAATATTTTTTCAAAAAATAGATTGACAATCTATAAATTGTGTTATATAATGTATTTACAATCTATTTGGAGGTGATTTTATGGATTACAGAACAAATTACACATCTCTCAAAAGAGACGCAGAAGACTTAGTTGAAAATCGACTGCAGGAAGCAACGCAACAGCAAAAAGAGGACATAGTCAAAGCACTGGTAGCCTTTATTGCTGGAGCAGAGAGTGCAACTATTAATGTTGACAAGTCGGCATAAGAGAATAACGCCGAACAAAGGCGAATAAAAATGTTAGGAGGTGATTTTATGGAAGCTGCACCGCAGACCGAAGTTAAGTACATTGACCAAGGAAAATACGGAACGACGAAGGTTATCATCAGGACGCCAGGCATTTCAGATGTTGAGGAAGCGAGGCGAAACACTGAAAGCCAGTGCCGGGCGTTTGAGGCTATGCTGTCAAACGCTTATGGCGGCAAGTGGAAAGTAAGCAGAAAGGAGCATTAAAAATGACACTATGGTATATGCTGATGTATGGTCTACGCAAGGCGATAGACTACTGCGAGCAATTCATGCAAGACTGTATGAATTGTTATACTGAAAAATAAAGGAGAAAAAAGGCAGTGGGAAAAAATTTAATGACGCCGGAATTAGTAAACGAACGGGAGCGTAAAATTTCTGATTTTATCGTTAAACAAAAGCAAACTTACGACTTCAAAATTCGCTATGCAGAAATAAGAGTACGCGAATTCATAAGAGAGTGCAATATTCGCGACTTAAACACTCATGTTTCTGTAGGCGGTCTTGACAGCATTACGCTGTATTTATTTATAAAATCGCTTGGATATAGCGTTCCGGGCGTATCTGTTTCAATACTTGAAGACAAGTCAATACAAGAGATACATAAGCAGCTAGGCGTAACAATAATAAAGCCATATAAGAGCAAGACGCAAGTGATTAATGAATACGGGTTCCCTGTTTTATCTAAAGAAATAGCGGCTAAGATTGAGCTGCTACAAAATCCGACAGAGAAGAACAAAACAGTAAGACACGCTATTGTCACAGGAGAAACAGGAGAGTACGGCGGCTTTCAAAAAAACAGTCGTATGAAAATGTCGCAAAAGTGGCTTGAAAAGTTCGGTGGTTATGCAAACGACTGCGAGGGTACAAACTATCAAACGCCGAATTTTAAGGTATCGTCGAAATGCTGCTACTATCTCAAAGAGAAGCCTTGCAACGACTGGGCAAAACAACATAACAGTGTTCCATTTTTGGGACTAATGGCTAGCGAGGGCGGACGACGTGCAAAATCACTAATGCTTAACGGCTGTAATTATTTCGGTAAATCTACCATCCGCTCAGCTCCGTTTGCTATTTTCTCGAGACAAGACATTTTACAGCTTGCCCTTGACCTAAATGTGCCAGTTCCTGAGATTTATGGAAGAATTGAGAAAGACGAGAACGGACTTTTGAGAACAACAGGAGCTCAAAGAACTGGATGTAGTATGTGTGGGTTTGGCATACAACTCGAGAAAAGTCCAAACCGTTTTGAGCGGCTAAAAGCACATAATGAAAAGGAATGGGAATACTGGATGTTTAAGTGCTGTACCGATGAAACGGGGGAAAAATACGGCTGGAGCAGAGTGTGCGACTATATCGGTGTTCCGTGTGGAATAGAAAAGGGAGAAGCAAATGGAAAGATTCATTAATAGAAACTGCTTTGCAATGACTGACTTAGGCGAATGTTCTGCATTGATAAGAACGCAGTGCGAAAATTGCAAGTTCTGCAAGGGCAAGGCACAAGTCGAAAGAGAACGAAAAGTAGCTATGGCAAGGCTCAAGAGGATAAGCAACGGAAGCTACTACCTACAGAAATATCATCCTGGGGAGGTGAGTGCGCGATGAACAGCAATAAAAAAAGTGCCTGCGGCACAGCAACTGCCACAAGCACAAAGAACAATAAAACCGATTTAATTATATCCTCTGCGGCGGAAAAAATCAAGTTGTTGCAGTGGAAAAAATTAAGGATATAAATATCAACTTATGAAATATTACATACTCAGCCTAAAGGACCCTGAAATCCTCGCGCTATACAATAGATTTAAGGCGCGGAAAGGCATTATGCCTAGCTACCCCTGCAGCGACAAAGAACGCGAAGAATTTGAACGATATGTTTTAGGCGATGAAAAGTACGAAAAGCTCAAAGGAAAGGTTGAATAATTATGGAGCGAATAGAAAACGAATGTGTTGATTGTGGGCTGCCTTGCCTTGGCGACGCATGCCCATATAGAAATGTACGAAGGCTATACTGCGACCGCTGCGACAGCGAAGAAAAGATGTTATACAAAGTTGAAGGCGAGGAGCTTTGCGAAGCGTGCGTGCTAGAAAGTTTCGAGGTGGTTACATGAGCAGAGTTTTGACACCGACCAAAAACATATCGCACGAAAAATGGCTCGAGTATAGACGGACAGGCATAGGAGGCTCTGACGCATCAACGATTGTTGGGCTCAATCCTTACAGCAGTTTGTTTAAACTATACGCGGATAAAAAAGGGCTAATATCATCACCAGCGGATAATGAGGCTATGCGACAGGGCAGGGATTTCGAAGAATATGTTGCAAAACGATTCACGGAAGCAACAGGCAAAAAGGTTCGCAGAAGGAACTACATGTTTCAGCACGATGATTACGATTATATCTTAGCAGATATCGACAGAGAGATAATCGGAGAAAGCGCCGGTCTTGAGTGTAAAACAACATCAGTGTTCAACAAATCGGACTTCGAAAATGGTGAGATACCTCTTACATATTATGTACAAATGACACACTACATGGCCGTTATGGGATATGAAAAGATGTATCTTGCAGTGCTTATACTCAGCAAAGGCTTTTACTGGTTCGTAATTGAAAGAAACGAAGATGAAATCAACAGCTTAGTAAGTGCTGAAAGCAATTTTTGGAACAGCTATGTAGTGCCGGGAATACCACCTGAGTTGGACGGTTCAGAGGCTACAAAAAACGCTATAGCAGAAATATATCCGTCTGAAACTGATACAGAAACAAGTGTAATCTTGTCTGAAGAGTTAATGTCTGAATACAAGCGTGTTAATGAAGTGTTTTCAAATTCGAAAGTTAGACTTGAAGAGATTAAAAACACAATAAAAGAAACTCTCGGACAGTGTGCTTACGGAAAATCGAGCAGTTACAATATCAGCTTTAAGAAACAGGAAAAAGCTACAGTTGATTCAAGAGCACTCAAGCAAGCTTACCCTAATATTTACAAGCAATTTTTGAAGAAGAGCTCTAGCCGAACTCTTAGAATATCATTAGTGAAGGAGAAATAATAATGGCAGTTACAACAAACACAGCCGGAGCAATAGCAAAGGCTAGCAGTACCCAAATTAAATCCAAGAAGGCACCCAGCACAATAAAAGATTATATCAATCTTTATTCGAAGGAAATCGCAAAGGCATTGCCGAGCGTGCTTACGCCTGAAAGGTTCAGCCGTATGGCCATGACAGCAATTACAAAGACACCAAAACTTGCCGAATGTTCGCCGCAAAGCTTTATAGGCTCGTTGCTGACAGCTGCACAGCTTGGACTTGAGCCGAACACTCCACTTGGACAGGCTTATCTTATACCGTTTTACAACAGCAGAAAGCGTATATATGAGTGTCAATTTCAAGTTGGTTACAAGGGAATGATAGACCTCTGCAACCGCAGCGGAGAGATTAAAAACATTGAAGCTCATATAGTGTACGAAAATGATGAATTTGAGTTTGAATACGGCTTAGACAGCAAACTTAAGCACAAACCTTGTATGAGCGATAAAGGTGCTCCTGTGTGGGTTTATGCGCTGTATCGTCTTAATAACGGTGGCTACGGCTTTGAGGTTATGAGCGTAGACGATTGTATGGCTCACGGCGAGAAGTACAGCGAGGCATTTAATAATTCCCCTTGGCAGACAAATCCGGAGGAAATGATGAAAAAAACAGTGCTTAAGAAAGTCTTGAAGTACGCACCGGTTCGTTCAGACTTCGTGAAAGGTACTGTTGCAGACGAGACAATACAAGTTGCAGATTTCGGAGATACCGAGGACGGCGAAATTAATGTAATCCCCGTAGATGTTGAAAATAGCAACGAGGTTGAAATTGATACGAAAACAGGGGAAGTAAAGGAGGATTGATTAAATGCTAAACAAAGTAGTGCTAATGGGGCGGCTTACATCCGCCCCGGAGCTTAAAACAACAGGTTCGGGCATTTCTGTATGCAGCTTTGCATTAGCGGTTGATCGCAACTATGTTAAGCAGGGTGCAGAGCGTCAAACAGACTTTATAAATGTAGTTGCCTGGCGACAGACTGCGGAATTTATATGCAGATACTTTGCCAAAGGTCAACTGATTGCCCTTGACGGTTCATTGCAAAGCAGAACCTATCAGGACAGAGACGGCAACAACCGCTCTGTTACTGAGGTTATTGCAGACAATGTTTACTTTACAGGGGACAGAAGAGGAAAGACCTCAAGCGAAAACGACAGCAATTACGGTGCTTCTGCACCGCAGGAACAACCAGCTCAGCAAAACGCAGCAAACACATATGCAAGCGGTACAGCTGAAGACTTTGAAGAACTGTTAGACGACGGTGATTTACCGTTTTAAATAATTAAACATTGCACAAGGAAGTGATTAGATGGCACGCCCAAAGAAGAGAGGGCTAGATTACTTTCCTTTTGATGTTGATTTTTTCGATGATTACAAAATAATGGACCTAATGAATAAATATGGTCCGATTGGTGTTTCCGTGTACCAAATCATCCTGAGCAGGGTGTATAAAAACGGCTATTACTTGGATGTTCCTTTAGATAAATTGGTTTCTCAGATAATCCGAATTATTGGGAATAGGTGGGTAAAAGACAAAAACTTTGTGTTACAAGTTATTCAGTATTGTGCGGATATAGGGCTCTTTAACGATGCACTCTTGACACAATCTGTTATAACCTCTGTTGGAATTCAGCGCCGCTACTCCGAAGTGACTGTTAGAAACAAAGTTGATATGAGCAATTATTGGCTTCTTGATGAAAAATTAGACCAGGAAGCTTTAATAAGTGCATCTAAAAATAATGTTTCTGTTGCAAAAACTCAAGTAAATGTTGCAAAAACTCAAGTAAATGCATCAAAAAAACCACAAAAGGAAAGTAAATTAAATGAAAGTAAATTAAATGAAAGAAGAGCAGCGTTTCAACTTCCGTGCACAAACGGGAATTATGTTGTAACGCAAGAACAAATAGACACTCTTCAGCAGGCTCACAAGAGTATCGATGTAGTACAATCGCTGCGGAAAATGTTTGATTATCTTAAATGCCATCCCAGCTCGCAGAGACCTGTTGATGCTATTGAAAATAGAGTGATCATATGGCTTCAGCAAGATAATGAAAAAGCAATGGCAAAATCTAAACAGCCGAGGCAGAGTAAGCAATCTGATACATCATATGACATTAACAGCTTTAAAGATTATGATATTTTTGACTAATTTAACTAAGGAGGGAAGCGGAATATGGAAGTATCTCTTGTTATCCTAGGAGAGCCACGAGGCAAGGCTCGTCCTAGGGTGGTTAAAAACAAATACACAGGCCGGAGCGTTAGTTATACTCCGGCGAAAACAGCAGCTTACGAAGAACTTGTAAGGGCCGAATACATAAAAGCAGCGCCGATGATTAAGTTTGACGGTCCGGTTATGGTTACTGTCAAGGCTTATTTAGGCATACCCGAGAGTAAGAGCAAAAAAGCAAAAGCTCAAATGCAGAGCGGTGCGATTTTGCCTACAAAAAAGCCCGACTGCGATAACATAGCGAAAATAGTTTGTGATGCACTTAACGGCTTAGCGTATAATGACGATTCGCAAATCACAAAGCTGGTAGTGGCTAAATTTTACAGCGACGAGCCGCATGTAAGAGTGCTAATTGAAGAAAGTTAGGAGGTTAAAAACATATGAGAGAAATATTATTCAGAGGCAAGCGTTTAGATAACGGTGAGTGGGTTAAAGGATTTATAACAGCAGCTTGTGATTGTGCAGGACGGTTATATTTTATAGAACAGCCTGCCCAAGACCTTGACGATTGTAACCACAGTTGGGAAGTTGACTTTACTACCATCGGTCAGTATACAGGTTTAAATGACAAGGACGGTACTAAGATTTTTGAGGGTGATATTGTGGAGTTCACTGACTTCAATGGTGATACAACACCCTACGAAGTCTTTTATGACGGCAATAACGGCAAGTTCGCCGTTGCAGAAAACGGCAACAGAAATTTTGTTGATGATTTTGAACTGTTTGAGCGAAACGAATATTTTAAGTGGTTTACTGTCATCGGAAATGTATACGATAACCCAGAGCTTTTAAAGGGGGGGCATTAAAATGACACATCAAAACAATCAAAAATGTTTAGAAATCCTGAAACACTACGGTGTCTCTCCTCAGCTGAGAAAATTAGCTGAGGAGTGCGGCGAAGCTGTACAAGCTGCTTTGAAGTATGATTACAGAGCAAACGAAATCACAAAGCAGGCACTAATCACAGAAATTGCCGACTTAGAAATAACGGTGCAGCAAATTAAGTTTGTAGTCGGATATGAAAAGGTCGATAAGGAAATCGACTTTAAGCTAAACAGGCAGCTGGAAAGGATTAAAAATGCGAGGAAGATTGAGGAGGAATAGTTAATTGACTATCGTTTCAAAGGACAAAAAACACATAATAAATTTCGATTATGTGACGGATATATTTATAGGCTCAAACGAAGTGAGCATTAAAGTTAATTTTAGTGACGGCAAAGGTTGTGAGCTTGAAAGATATTATAGTCAAAAAGACGCTAGCGTAGCAATGGAAATGCTCTGTGATGCTATTAGCAGAAATGCAAGTAAGTTTGAAATGCCAACGGAAAAGCAAATACAGGCCAAAGTTGTCCAATACCACGATACGCCAAGCAGACACATTTCCGGTAAGAAAAATAAGGGGCACGGTGGTTCCTAATGGCTGACTATTCTATAAAATCAATTCGGCAGGATTTTAAAAACAAAGGTATTTTTTACACACCTGAAAAGCTAAGCAAGTTTATGAGAAATTTATTGCCAGCGGAAGTTGATGAAATATACGACCCAACTTGTGGAGCTGGAAATCTGCTCTCTGTTTTCGACGATGAAGTAAAAAAATATGGTCAAGACATCAACAGCGAACAGGTCGAATTTGCAAAAACGAGGCTTAAAAACTTTGAAGGCGTTGCAGGTGATACTTTGAAATTGCCTGCTTTCAAAGGCAAGAAATTCAACTACATAATTGCAAATTATCCGTTCAGCATTAAGTGGGAACCCTTTGCTGATGAACGATTTGAAAAATGCCCGGTATTGCCGCCGCCAAGTAAAGCCGATTATGCTTTTATTCTACACATCATTCATTATTTAAGCGATAGCGGCAAAGCTGCGGTAATGGGGTTTCCGGGAATTTTATATCGAGGTGGCCGAGAACAGAAAATCAGAAAGTGGATTGTCGACCAAAACTATATTGAGAAAATAATTCACATACCTGGCAACAAATTTACTGATACAGCCATTTCGACAATTGTTATAGTATTTAATAAAAATAAAACTAACAGTGATATAGTTTTTGTTGATGACGAAAATGGATTAGAAAGAACTGTAAAAATAACAGAAATTCAAGAAAACAACTATTGCTTATCGGTTCAGAATTATGTTCAAAAGGAAGAGATAAAAGAAAAAATCAATCCATTGGAATTGATGAAAGAAACAAGAAATATTTTCTATAACCACCTAAAAAAAGAACTTGAATTTGAAAAGGCAGTTTGTCTATTAAACAATTGGAATTTTTATGAATTTGTTGACGAATTGCAAATTATTTTAAACCAATATAAGCAAGGAAAGGAAGTAAACAAAAATGACAAAGAAACTAACGGCAGAAGAAAAGATAAGAAAGATAGTTGATTACTGCAAGGAAGCAAAAGGCAGAGCAAGAGACTGCGAATATAGTGTGTTTTTCATAATTGAACTTGAAAATACAGAAGGGCAGACAGAAACAGGAGTATGCTCGCGAGGCTCGCAATACACAGGCTATTATGCATCTGTTAATGCAGTAAATCGTGCACTTAAAGAGGCGGTAAAGGAAGCACAGTGGAAAAGTAAATGTTTCAACAATCTATTCACTGCAAGAGTATGGATAAAAACATACTTCGGTAGCAGATTGGTTGACGAGGAAATTGCAAACGACTACGAAATAACATTCAAGGGAGGTGTTGAAGTATGACACTAGAAGAAATCAAAGCAGAAGCGGTGCAGGGCATCGACAATAAAATCTTTACTGCTGTTGAACTTGTTAATGAGATAGTTAGTATGATGCAAATTCATAAAGAATACGCTATTAAGATACTAACTATGAATTTTTGCACAAACCTCAAGATACAAGCTGTTTCAGAAAGACTACATTATATTGAGGCACTTGCGGATTTTCTTCATAATTTAGGCGTTAACACAACATGTTTAGCTATTCTTAAAGATGAAATGTCTCTGCAAAACATTTTAGCAATGCTACACAGGCAAGATGTTAGCATTGCTAAATAGGCAAGAAGAAGAAAAGGAGCTTTGTATTTTATGAAAGCAAGAATACCGTTTAAAAACTCGGTTAGTAAGAAAAGACTTGCCGAAGCTGAGGAGTTTATACATAGCGAGCTGAAAAAAGGCAAGCAAGAGGAAATCACACGCACGCTTAAAATTATTGCATTTAGTTTGTATATGTTTTTAGGTTTTGGTGAAAAGCGTGTTAAACAGTTTTTAGATGATTTATCAAAACTTATGAACGAATGTGATGAATTGTTTTGGGACAGGGTTGACGATGTGCTGTTTGAAAGGCTGCACCTCGACGACTATTTCAACCGTGAAAACTACGAAGAAAGAGAGGAACTGTTGAAATGAGGTATAAGCGTTTTAAACAATGTGAACGGGACGGCTGTCTATATCACGCGTCGTCTAATCAGCCTAATGGCTGCGATTATTGTTTGCTCACAGGACAGCCACGGGGATGTCCGGCAGGCACGGTTTGTGATAAGTACAAACGGGTATCATCAAAACGTAAACAAGCAATCCGAAATACCTTGCTTAATATACAGGGCAGCCTAGGCAATGGAGCTATAAGCATACAGGAGGTATTAGAATGACAACACAAAAAAACTGGTATTACTACAAAATCATTGATAACAAAACAGGCAAAACTGAAAGCTATGTAAAAGCTTCTTGGCAGATAAAGCCAGAAGATCTCTGTGAAATAGTTAAAAATAAAGAGTATTACTACGCTGTAGAAATTACAAAAGATGAATACGAGGAGGGATAGCGGTGACAGCAAAGAAATATCTAAACCAAGCTAGAAAGCTCAACACGGCGATAAACACCAAAGTCGAAGAATTACACCAGCTACAGTTAAAAGCCTCCTGTGTTCAAAGTGTGGCGATAACAGAGCGTGTTATGAGTAGTCGCGACAACAGCGGCAACAAAACGATTGACAAAATCGTTGACCTGCAAAACGAAATCAACGCAGAAGTTGCCCACCTTGTGGACTTACAAGCGGAAATTCGGGCTAAAATAGCAAATGTTTATAATCTGACTTACATAAGTGTGCTGACTAATCTGTACATAAATTGTCTTACTATAGAAAAGACAGCTGAAAAAATGGGTAGTGACCGTAGCACAATTTGCAGATGGCACGGCCAGGCATTACAGGTTTTCAGAAAAGAAAACAAAATGGTATAATGTACAAAATACACAAAAAATCAGCTTGCTGTTTGTAAGCCAATGCCACTGTATGCGACCCCCGTAAGTGATAAACTTGTATTGTGAAATACGGCGAAAGCTCTATTTCAAGCATATTTTGGTGGGCGGTAGAGAGTACTTCTTCTGACAGGTGCTCCTCCGTCAACAATTTGCATATTGCTTTTTCTTGTCTTTATCGTCGACCCAGATACAAAAAGCCTTTCCAAAACGGGGCCAGCAATGGCTCCAAATGCTGTGAAGTAGCTCAGTTGGTTAGAGCAATGGCCTTATAAGCTGTGTGTCACAGGTTCAAGTCCTGTCTTCACGACCACTTATGACAATACCCCTAAAACAAAAACACACGCATTAGCCGCCCACTTGGGCGGCTTTTGTGTTAAGTAAAATAAGGGAGGTGAGGAGGTTTGGCGAATGAAAAAAACTTAATACCAAACGAAGAACGCACTCCCGAAGAACGCCGAGAGAATGCTCGTAAAGCCGGCATTGCCTCAGGTGCTGCAAGGCGAGAGCGAAAGCTTTTAAAGGATATAGCAGAAACAGTTCTTGCAATGCCGCTGAATGGTAGCAAGAAAGAAAACCTTGAAGCCATACAGAGCTATGCAGAGCTCAAGGGCAAGAACTTGACGGTTAAAGAAGCAATGCTACTGGCACAGCTTAAGAATGCTTTAGACGGAGACCTTAAGGCGTTTGAGGCAATAAGAGACCTTATCGGCGAAAAGCCTCCGGAATGGTGATGTTATGAATGAAAATTTTTATTCATCGAAAAAATGGCGTAATTTAGTAACTGCGTTGAAGGTTGAAAGAGCAAAAGACGGTATCGTGTACTGCGAGCACTGCGGAAAACTTATTAAGCACGATTATGACATCATTGCACACCACGTCATTCAACTAACTGCAACGAATGTTAAAGACGCAAATATTGCACTTAATCCTGATAACATAATGCTTGTACATCATCGCTGCCACAACCTTATCCACGGCCGTATAGGATATGTAAAACCAGTAGTGTATATCGTATATGGAGCACCTTGCTCGGGTAAATCGACTTATGTACAGTCGCAGCTGCACGAAGGCGACCTGCTTATTGATATTGACAAGTTGTGGTATGCCGTATCAGGTTTGGGAATGTATGAAAAACCCGGACGGCTAACGACAAATGTTATGGGTGTTTATAACAAGCTCCTCGATGATGTTCGTGTGCGTAATGGTCAATGGCAGCGCTGCTATATTGTCGGGGGTTTCAAAAACAAAATACAGCGTGAAAGACTGGCTGACAAGTTAGGAGCGAAGCTTATTTTAATAGACACGCCGAAAGCGGAGTGCTTATATCGTCTTGAACATTGTCGAGACGGAAGAAGCAAAGCAGATTGGCGAAAATATATTGACGAGTGGTTTGCTTTCAACAGTCTCACCCCCCAGGGCTTGAAGCTTTAGGGGTGGAAAAAGGTGGGGAAGGGGTCACATCTTAACCCGCACAAGAAAAATCGAGATTTTTTAAAAAAATCGGAGGTGATACAGCGTGAACGCAAGAGAAAAAACGATATATGAGTACATCGACGAAAACCCGATTTACAAGCCGTTGGTGCAAGAAATGGTTGCACTTGAAAAAGAATTGGTTAAGCTTCGCAAAGAGCCCACGGTGTTGCAGCATCCGATATATTCCGAAAAAATCAAACCAAATCCTTTGGCGAAAATGCGTAAGGAATTTTTACAGCAGTACATAAATATCGTAAAAGCCCTTGAACATATTGCAAAAAAGGATGTGGGCACAGAGGTATCGCCTCTAAGAGCGTTTTTAGAAAAATATAATGAGTAGCTATTTACTTGAATACCTGGCAGAAATTGAAGCTGGCAGAATAACGGTAGGTCAAGAGCTATATCAAGAATTAAAAAATCTCGAGGACGATATAAAGCACGATAGTGAATATGTGTTTATTCCACAGAGGGCCGAAAGACGAATTAAGTTTATTGAAGGAATATGCCGAATGACTAAGGCACCGTTCTACGGCCAACCTCTCTCCCTCCTGCTGTGGGAAAAGGCGTTTATAGAAGCGATGTATGGCTTTGTTGATGCCTGCACACAGAAAATTGACCGTTTTAAAAAAGTGCTTATGATGATAGGCAGAAAAAACGGGAAAACGGAATTTATGTCAGCTATCGCTTGTGCTGAATGGGTATGTGGTGCTCGAGGGTCGCAAATTGTATGTGCGTCGATGAACGACGAAAACGCAGGAATTGCGTATGATACGATAGACGAAATGCGAATGCAATTTGACCCGCAGAACACTGACACCTGGCGAAATCGCAAGGGCTTAAAAAACCTTGTCACAGGCTCGTCAATATTTAAGATGTCTGATGAACAAAAACATATTGACGGAAAGAATATTGACTTTGCACTTATTGACGAAGAGCACGAGCTTAAAGATAACAGATTATATATGGCTATAAGTCAGTCACAGTCTGTTAAGGAAAACCCGAAAATTGTCAGCATAACTACAAACGGATTTATTACTGACGGTTTTTTGGATAGCGAATTGGAAAAGGCACGAGCTGTTATTAACGGCGAAGATACAAGCCTTGCCGGACGGCGTTTTTTACCATGGTTATACACCCAGGACAGCGAGGAGGAGATTTGGCAGGACGAAAGCTCCTGGATAAAAAGCAATCCCTCCCTTGGTGTGGTAAAGAGGCTGGACTATTTAAGAGAGCAAGTTGACCTTGCAAAGAAGTCTAAAACTGACAGGGTGTTTGTCCTGGCTAAAGATTTCAACATACATCAAAACACCGCAGAGAGCTGGCTAAACCAAGAGGACTACGATTATCCGGCAACATTTGACCTTGAAGAATTTAGAGGCTGCCAATGCCTAGCTGCCGTAGACCTCGCAGAAACGACAGACCTTTGCTCGGTTAAGATTTTGTTAATGCGTAAAGGCAGCAGGGTTAAATATGTTTATTCACATTACTTTATTCCGGCAACAAAACTCGGAACAGATATTACCGCAGGAGCTAAATACGAACAGTGGGTAGCCGACGGATATGTTACCGTTGCCGGCGATAATATGGTCGATGAAAGCTTTATTGCAAATTGGTTTTATGAAAAGCTGTATCAAGAACACGGCATAATGTTGTACAAGCTAGGTTACGACCAAAAATTTGCGTTGTCGTTCATAAATCAGATGGTCAACTACGGTTGGCAGAAAAACACTGATTTAATAATGCTGCAACAAGGCACAGCATTAGGCGGAGCGTTGAAAAAAGCTGAAACTGATTTCAGCTGTAAATATATCAACTATAACGAGAACGCTGTAGACCGTTGGTGTTTTGAAAATGCGAAGCTAAAGGTAAACAGTTACCAAGTCGGAATGCTTGTGAAATCCGAAAGTCAAAAAAGAATAGACGGTGCTGTAACCCTTGTAATGCTTGAAGAGATGTACAGCCGCTATGCTAACGATTTTCAAAATTTATTAAAGTAAGGTAAAAAATGGAATTACTTGAATTTAAAAACAAAATATTAAAACTTTGTAATGTTTCAGAAGTAAAAGATATTGGCGAAGCTTTAATGAAAGTTGTATTAAATAACGAAACATATTTTTTTGACGAATACAACGAAATTGTCGATGATAGCAAAGATTGGTTACAAGCGTTGTGGCAGTATTACGAAGCAGATAGAGAAGAAAAGAAGCAAGACTTTACGCCAAAGAGTCTTGCTAAGTTAGTAACTGCATTAGCAGGAAATTGTAAAACACTTTATGACTGCTGCGGGGGAAGCGGCGCCTTGACTTTGCAAATGATTAAAAATCATAAAGTGGAAAATGTTTATATTGAAGAACTAGATAAAAATGTTATTCCGTTTTTATTATTCAATCTCTGCTTACACAACGCAAACGGCTATGTTATTAACGGCGATGTGTTGAAGCAAGAAAAATTTAAAATTTATAAGCTAAGTAGTGACAAAAAATATAGTACGGTAAAAATTGCGGATGATATGCCGAATTTTAAAGTCGATGTTGCGATTAGTAACCCACCGTATAACATCAAATGGCAACCACCAATGCTATTAGAAAATGATAGTCGATTTCCTGTTATACCTCCTGCTGGCAATGCTAACTATGCTTTTGTTTTGAACTGCTTAGCAAAAGCTGACAAGTCTGTTTTAATTTTGCCAAACGGAATATTTAATCAAGATAATGAAATTGATATAAGGAAGTACTTAGTTGATAATGACTTAATTGAAACGGTCATTGTTATGCCTGATAAAATGTTTGAAGTAACAAGTATTTCAACCTGTGTTTTGGTTTTAAATAAAAACAAATCACATAAAGGCGAGATTTGTTTTATTGACAGCCGTAAAAACTTTGTATTTGAAGAGCGAGAACAAAACGGCCAATTTGGTGGAAAATCTCACACAAAACGAACATATAAAAAATCGTATAATGTATTAGCTGATGAAAACATTAAAAAAATAATTGATGTGGTTGACGGTAGAAAAAATATTCCGGAATTTTCAGCCATAAAAACAAATAACGAAATTGCAAAAAATCAGTATATTTTTATTCCGTCAAAATATATAGAATTTGAGGAAAAAGAACATAAGCACCGAGATTTTCAAGAAATAGCCGACAATATCAACTACATTACTAAAATGCAGAACGCTTGCAAATTAGTAATCAATGAGACGATTGCTAAAAAAATGGGGTTTGATATTCAGCTTTATAAAAATGAGTTCAAAAATTCAAATCAACTTGCAGATGAACAGTCTAAATTATTAGGCATTAAGATTGAAAAGTCTGATTATATCCAATTTACCAAAAACAAAAATGAATTTATGTTCAAGTGTAACGATAAAGAGTTGTTGCCGGATATATTTATTCATTTTTTAACAATATGGAAAAATCAGATTGCTTTACTTAATACAATGCAAAATCAATATTTATCAGAATTAAGGGACGCAATATTGCCAGATTTAATGAATGGTAAAATTGAATTATAAAGAACACAGCGCAGAAAGGCGGTGAGAAACATTAATGTTTTTAAAAAGCTATTACAAAGATTTAGCAAAGCCTACACTTATGTAAAACTGCTTAACGGCAGCACTCCAATCTTTTCAAATTTTGGTTCAGACATTCTCGCCTCTGATGTGGTTATGCAATGCATTTCCTGCATTGCGAGCGAGGTTTCTAAGCTTCGCCCACAGCATACCAAGGACAGCGGATATGATACGATACCAATATCGGACGACTTACAGAAGCTTCTCGAAAATCCTAACCGGAGGATGACTTCGGCAGATTTTTTGGAAAAAATTTGTTTTATGCTTTTGAGCACAGATAACTGCTATGTTGTTCCGATTTTTGACGAATTTACAAATGCGGTTACAGGTGAAACAAGGCGAGTTTATAAGGCATTATATCCAATTAACCCCCGACTTGTTGAGCTGATTGAAGACAGTGCTGGCACGGAATTTTTAAGGTTTAGTTTTGCAAACGGCGAGCAAATCGCTATGAATTACGATGATGTTATCCACATCAGAATGAATTTCTCAGCGAATGAATTTGCTGGCGGAGACAGTGCCGGCAGAAAAAACAACACTGCGTTGTTGAAAATTTTGCAAGTCAACGAAACATTGGTTGAGGGCGTTGCGAATGCTGTAAAAGCAAATTATGGCATTACCGGTATCGTGAAAACAAATACAATGCTTGCTGACGACAAACGCACAAAGGTTGCAGATGAATTTATTGACACTATCGAGAGCAACTCAAGAAAAATCGGCGTCTTGGATATACAGCAAGAATTTCAACAGCTTAACACTGAAACAAAATTTGTCGATAAAGACACGCTAGAGTTCATTGACAAGAAAATTTGTAGAAGTTTTAAGATGTGCTTGCCGGTACTTGAAGCAAACTATACCACACCCCAATATACAGCGTTCTATCAAACTTGCATTGAGCCGATAGTTATACGGCTGTCGCAAGCATTTACAAAAGCACTGTTTAACGGAAATCAGAGGTCCAGAGGAAATAAAATACAGTTTTATCCAAAGGACCTCGTATTTTTGGATATGCAACAAACTATTGAGGTTATGCGTATTTTGGGCGACGCCGGAAGTGTCTTTGAAAACGAGAAAAGGCAAGCTTTTGGTTTACCTCCTCTCGCTGAATTGGAGGGCGTGAGAATGCAGAGCTTGAATTATGTTAATGCAAACGATGCGCGACAATACCAAATAGGACAGACACAGACAGGAGGTGAAGACGGTGCGAAAACAAGTCGAACTTAAAAATGGCACAATTACATTCAAAGCACAGAACAACAGCGATTCAGCAGAGCTGATATTCTATGGCGACATCTGTATGGATGTTTACAGCAAATGGAGCAGCACCGACAGGTGCCCTGTAGATGTTGTTAATTTGCTTAGTAATTTAGATGATTACAAGGCAGTAAATATCCACATTAATTCGGGTGGCGGCGACGCTTTCGGTGGTATTGCGATTTATAACCTGCTTAAATCTTACGCAGGACACAAGACGGTTTATATCGACGGTTTAGCGGCAAGTGCTGCGTCTATTATTGCAATGGCAGGCGATAAAATCATAATGCCAACATCAGCGCAGCTTATGGTACATAGCCCTTCTGCGTGTGGTTATGGTAACGCAGATGATATGAGAAAATTAGCTGAAGCTTTAGATAATTGTGAAGAGAGCATTTTAAATGTGTATTATGAAAACCTTGCAGACGGCGTGAGTAAAGAAACTATTGCGGAAATGGTTGCAGCAGAAACTTGGCTTACAGCTGAAAAAGCACAGCAATATTTTAAAAATATTGAAGTCGAACATAGAAGCATCAACTTACAGAATTGCGGTTCTCAATTTTATAATTTTTATAAAAACACACCGCAAGAGAACGAAGACATCAATTTAACTGAAGAGCTTAAAAAGCTTTTAATAATTTATTAGGAGGACATAAAAATGGAAATGAAAAAGTATTTTGAAAACAAAATTGAAACTCTGTTAAATAAGCGTACAGAGCTTAAAAACGGCATTGAAAACTTGTCGGCTGAGGAAATCAAGGACAGATTTTCACAAATTGACAGTATTGACACAGAGATTGCCGACTGCAAAGCACAGCTTGCAGAAATTGAGAATGCTTGGCAGGCACAGCAGAAACCACAGCCGAAGGGCAGTGTGGATGTTAAGGGCACAGCAGGCGGCACAGCTGTAACAGATAAGTTCAATACAACTGAGTACAAGAACAAGTTTATGGATTTCTTCTGCCGCGGTACAAAAATTAAAAACGAAGCCGGCATAACAACTACAACAGATGCGTCGGCTGTTATTCCTACCGAACTGTCAACCGAGATTATTCAAAAGGTTGAGAGTTATGGCAACCTTTATGCTAAGGTTACAAAGACCAATATTAAGGTTGGCTACTCTATTCCAGTACTTTCACTGAAGCCAACAGCAACTTGGTTTGGCGAAGGTGCTACAACTGATGCACAGAAAATTAAGGCTGATGAAAAGATAACTTTCAACGCATATGGACTTGAAGTTAAAGTTAGCCGTTCACTATTTGTCGAAGTTATGGCATATGACCAGTTCAAGGCATTGTTTGTGCCTCTGATGACTGAGGCAATTGTCAAGGCGATTGAAAGTGCTATTGTAAACGGCACCGGCACAGACAAGCCGCTGGGCATAACAAAGGACACAAGGGTGCCAACTGGCAATGTTATCTCACTAACAGAGGCAGAGTTTAAGTCCTGGGAGGCTTGGCAGAAGAAGGTTGTTGCTAAGATCAAGAAGTCTTACCAGAACGGCGAGTTCATTATGGAGCAAAGCACATACAGCGGTTATATCAATGGTATGGTAGACGCTGACGGTCAGCCTATAGCACGCACAAACTACGGTATTGACAACGGCGAGACTTACTATTTCGCAGGCAAGCACGTTGAAACTACCGAAGGGGATATTATTAAATCGTTTGATAGTGCTGCTGTTGGCGATGTTGTTGCAATTTTCTGTGACCTCAAAAATTATGTTTTGAACAGCAATTTGCAGATTACCGCAAACGAATGGTACGACCACGATACACACGAAACTAAAAACAATATGGTTCTTATCTGCGACGGTAAGCTTGCTGACACAAACGGCGTTTACCTGATTAAAAAGGCCGCAACTCCTAGCTCAGGTAAATAAGGGTGATGTTCTATGACGATTGACGAAATCGCAGTTAAAGTTTCATTACTTTTACAACGCTCAACTGATGAAAATTTCCTTTCTGTTCTGCCTCTGTATTGCACGGAGGCTCAACAGATTATAAAAAGTGCAGGTGTTAAAGACACTGTAGCGGAGAGTGCCAAAGCTGTTGGAGTTATAGCCCGTGGCGTCCTCGACCTGTGGAATTTTGGTGCCGGCGAGGGTAAGTTTTCACCGTTATTTTTTCAGCTTGTCGAACAGCTGAAATATGATGATGGTACCAACGGCAAGTTAATACTTGACGTTGAGCAAGGCGGCGGTTGGTTTAAGCTGAAATATACTGACGGCACCGAGAGCGAAGAAATACCTTGTGTCGGCAAGCCCGGTCCACAAGGAGAACAGGGACCTAAGGGCGACAAAGGCGACACCGGCCCGAGAGGTCCTGCCGGTCCACAGGGTGAGCCTGGCAGCGACTATGTGCTCACAGATAAAGACAAGCAGGACATTGCAACCGTTGTTACTAGCGATTTGTCAAACAAGCTTGATAGTAAGCAAGACAAACTTATTGCAAGTAAAAACATTAAAACTATCAATAATCAATCAATTTTAGGCGAAGGAAATATCAAAACGGAAAAAGAGTATAAAAGGGCTTATGTTCAAACAACAGAAGAAGTTAAGCAAATATTTCTTGAAACAGATGATTTTGATGTTTGTTTTTTAAATGTCTACACAAAAGGTATTTTATGTAAATTCAAGCCGTCTTATTATTACAAAAAAGCAACGAGCAGCTATAAAATCTATACATACACAGCAGCTTACTCAGTACAATATGGTATATGTTTGAAAATTGAAAAACACCCAGCTACTTTTCCCTACAATGACTGTTCGTTTAGAGTTTATAGTAATGCTATTGCAACAATGAATCCTACATATACAACCGACGAAGCGAAAAATGGAATTACTATTACTGTATCATCAGATGCAGATGTATTCCCTGTCGGAACAAAATTTGAAGTTTATTATAAATGATGAGGTGCGAGTATGAGAATTTGTGATAATGGCGTATATCGTGATATGACAGCCGATGAAGAGCGAAACTATAAAGAATTAATTTTGGCAAGCGATGTAAGTACAGAAGAAGATAAGCTAGAAAAACTCGAGCAAGAAATAACAGCAACCCAGGAGGCTCTATGTGAACTTTATGAGTCGGTTGTATGAATTAATTACATCATTTAAGGAGGTGGCAACTGTGGCAGTAATTTACGCTACTCTTATTATAAAGGGTAAAAGAACTTTTAAGAGTGTGCCAAACAGGCTTAAGGGTGAAGTTAAAGAAATATTGATTTCACTGGAATGTGAAAATCTAGTGGAGGAGTGATAACAAATGGCTATTACTAAAAAGCAAATGAAAAAGCTAGTAAGTATAGCTAAATCGCAAGTAGGTAACGGACCATATAAGTACCGCAAATGGTATTATGGCAGTGAGCAGTATGGTGTTGCTTGGTGTGCAGTGTTCGTCAGCTGGTGTCTTGCTCAAGCAGGTATTACAGGCATAAAAACGGATGGAGCAGGGTGTTTCGCTCGAGAATATCAGACACAGGGTAAATGGTATGAAAGCGAATATACATCATCATCTACAACGCCAAAAGCTAGTGACATCGTGACATTTACTTGGAACTATGCCGGCAGATACACAAATCAAGATAGGTACTACAGCGACCACGTCGGCATCGTGTACGCTGTAGATAATACATACATCTATACTGTCGAGGGTAATGCAGGCAATAGTAACGATACAAGTACAGTTAAACTAAAGGCGTATAATCGTACAAGCGGATGTATTAACGGATATTTCCGATTAAACACGGAAAGCGAGGTAGGCGAAATGAATTTCAAAAAAGGCGATAAATCAGACGGGGTTTTGGCATATAAGTCATTGCTGCAGCAAGCCCAGAAATTGGGCATAATTAAGTCAAAGGTAGACAATACAAACAGCTTTGGCGGCGGTACTTACAAGGCAACTTTGGAGGTGCAGAGAAAATACAAGCTAGAAGTTGACGGAATAGCGGGCGTTAAGACTATAACAGCTTTGCGAAACGCTATAAATACAAAGATAACCGCAACGCCAAGGTTTAAGCAGTTAAAGGTTGGCGACTGGAATTTAGGCGTCGCTTGTTATAAAACCGTGTGTGATATAGCTAGACGACTTAAGCTTATCAACGCTAAGACGGATACTAAGCTAGGTTTTGGCGACGGTACCAGAGAGGCTACAAAGCAGATTCAGGAGCTTATTGGCGAAAAAGAAACAGGTATTGTTACTGAATATACTGTTTCAAAAGCTAGAGTAATCATCAATAACGCTTTGGATAAGCAGCTGAAATGAGTGTGATGTATTTGGAAGCAGTAATCGTGGCACTTATCAGCCTTGCAGGCTCTGCACTTGGCAGCTTGTTCGGTATAGTTGTTAATACTAAATTAACTAATTATCGCATTGAGCAGCTCGAAATTCGAGTTAATAAACATAATAATTTAATTGAACGCACATACGAGCTTGAAAAAACAACTCGTGTTCAGGCGGAAAAAATCGCAGTAGCAAACCATCGCATTGAAAATTTAGAGAGGAGATATGAATACGAAAATGATAAATTGGCAAGTGAGATTTAAAAACAAAAATTTCTGGCTAAGTTTTATTCCGGCAGTTTTGTTATTAATACAAGTTATAGCAAGCGTTTTTGGTTTCAACTTTGATTTCGGCGACCTCGGCAACAAATTAATCGCGGTTATCAATGCGGTTTTTGTTGTCCTCTCCCTTCTCGGTGTTGTTACAGACCCAACAACCGCAGGAGTAAGCGACAGCGAGCGTGCATTGACTTACACACGGCCGAAGGAGTGAGCGAGAAATGGCATATAGTTTTCCACAACGGCTTAATACATTGTTTTGGTTAATGCTGCCAACAACCAAACGCACTGAATATGGCACGCTCGAAATAGGTTACACGAAAGGTAACGGCTTTTGGGCTTGTAAACGCACCTTTGGTGGCACAGAGGAAGTCGTCAACGGAGTAACTGTTATTAAGAACACAGCTGTAGTCGACTGCTATTTTAACGATAAGATAACAGCTAATTGCAGACTAAAAGACAAAGAAGGTCGCTTGTGGCGAATAATTACTTCGCCCGAAAACATCAACGGCGAAAATAAGTATTTGCAGTTTAAAATTGAAATTATTGAGGGCGTGAATAAATAATATGTCAAAGAAATGGGGCATTGAATACGGTGCTTTGCAAGAGTTTTTAGACGAGTTACGGCGTCTTGAAGCTGACACAAAAAGCACTGTCGAAAAGGCACTAATTGCGACACAAGACTACATAGCACAGCAAGCGGACAAGCACACCGAAGATAAATATTTGCCTGCCAAAGGCAAATATAGGAGCGACCCGTCACAGATTAAATCGTCAATAATTAAAGACCACGAGGTCGAGTGGGAATTGTCAAAAGCTCAAATTGATACAGGATTTGATTTTGCGAAAGCTCCACACTCAATTTACTTGATGAACGGCACGCAAACAATGGAGCCCGCCAAGGGTTTAAAAAATGCTGTGCAAGGCGCAAAGGCAAAGAAAGCTGTTGCCGAAATACAAGAAAATATATTCTACAAATCTTGCGAGGAGGCACATAAAAATGGCTGAAAATCCGATAAAATGGCTTATACGGTTTCTGAATACCAAGGGCTATGAAGTATATAGACAAGGCTCATTGTCGGAAAACATAGCTTATCCCGAGAGCTTCTTCACATATTATAATACTTATACAGAATACAGTGCTTATTTCGACAATAGTGCAACGACGCTTGAATATGCTGTTAGCTTGTATTTCTACAGCACAGATATAACGCAGCTGTATACAGTGTTTGAGCAAATGCGCAAAGAGCTTAAAGCATACGGGTGGCTCTGTCCCGATGACGGTGCAGACACACCGAGCTCGGACAAGGAACATTTTGGAAGAATATTTGAAATTTATTTTAAAGAAACGAGGTAAAATTTATGGCAAATGAAATTGAAAAGGTAAGATTTAGAGGAATTGAAGGAGCCGTAATCGCAGAAGTGACTAAGGACGACGACAGCGGTATTACATTTGGCGAAGTTACTTCGCTTATGGGTACCAGCGAAATAGGCAAGGCTGTGGATAGTAAGTCAGACACTTATTACTGTGACAACATTGCTGCTGAAACATTGACGGCAAAGGGCCCAACGACATTAAAGTTAAAAGGTACGGTTCTAGGAAACAAAGTTAAAGCACTTATCACAGGAAATTCATACATTAGCGAAAGCGATAGCATTGTTGAAGTAGCGTCACCTGATATTAAGTATTTCGCCCTGGGCTATCTATATAAGCTAACTAGCGGTCAGAGGATGCTTGTGTGGAACTACAAGGGCACTTTCGCAATTGGTGACGAAACATACGACACAGAGACAGACGGCACAGAAGCTACAGAGCAGGAAATCACATACACAAGTATTGATACCGTGTGTAAGTTTACATTGCCGGCACCGTCAGGCACCGGTAATGTCACCAAGAGCATAAGGAACTATATTGTTCCTGAAAGCACGACAGTCACTGCGACTAAATTTTTCCAAAAAGTCACACTGCCAGTTGAAGCTAGCTCGGTAGCAACACAATGATTAGTTTATATAAATTAACTTTCAAAAATGTGCTGCGTCTTTTTGAATTATGCGAATTTAACGAAACAACAGATATTGACGACTTTGCACAGAAGCTTTCCACAAACTACCAAGAGTTGATGTCGATACTTAGCGTTGACAGCAGCGAGTTGATGTGCGCTATTCTGGAAATACAAAAGCAAATTTTTGACTATTGCAACAATAAATTAACACCCAAAATTTCAAAGGGCGGTACAGGCGGCGACCCTGTGCCGTCCTTTTTTTTAAGTTTATGCAGCGTTAAATTCAATTCGGTTATTAATTTTAATTGCACAATTTTTGAAATCGACAACGCTCTTTTTGTTGATGTAATTGACAATGTTTCGCAGTTCTTACAAGTCAGACGCATTTCAAAAGAAAGCAACAGGGTGAGAGCTAAAGACGACGATTTATTTTAAGGAAGCAGGTGAGCCGAAATGGCGAGAAAAGACGAAGCGTCATATAAGTATAGCATTGATATTTCAGAGCTGAAAAAGGGCATTACAGACGCTAACAGGAAGATTAAAGAGGCACAGTCAGAGTTCAGAGCTGCCAGTGCGGCTATGGAGGATTGGGAAGATACTACTGACGGGCTGGAAGCAAAGTTGAAGTCGCTGGATAAAGTGCAAGAGGAAGAGAAGAATAAACTCGCACTTGTAGAAAAGCAGTTGAAGCTGACAAACGAGCAGTATGGCGAAAACAGTGCCCAGGCGACTAATATGCGTATTAAGCTTAATAATCAGCAAGCTGCGTTGAATAAGGTCGTTAATGAATATAACAAATATTCGCAGCGACTTGACGATGTAAGAGCTGCGGAAAAAGAAGCAACAAATGCAGCAGATGATTTAGCTGAAAGTTTTGAAGAAGCAAACGACGCAGCAAGCAAAACAGACGGCTATACTATGGCTAAAGATGTGATGTCAAATTTAATGTCGGACGGCATTGAGAAAGTCACAGGAAAAATCAAAGATATGGTGCTTGAATTGTCTAGTGCACAATCTGCTTATAACTCTTTTTCAGCCAAGACGGGTGCTATTGGTAAAGAATACGATGAGGCTATTGATAGCCTCTACAATAACGCATACGGCAGTGACAGGACGGCTATAGCTGAGGCAATGGCTGAGGTACAACAGCAAACTAACGAAATGGACAGCACTAAGCTTGAGGACTACACCGCAAAAGCAATGTTGCTTGAGGAAACATTCGGCTATGATGTTCAAGAAAGTATGCGGGCTGTGAATATGCTGGTTGAGCAGTTCGGCACGACTGGCGACGAAGCGTTCAATATGCTTACACAAGCTTCACAGGCTGGACTTAACAAAAACGGCGACCTGTTAGACACAGTAAATGAATATTCTGTGCATTACAAGCAGCTGGGCTTCAGTGCGGAAGAAATGTTCAACAGTTTGCAAAACGGTACAGCTGAGGGAACATTTAGCGTCGATAAGCTAGGCGACGCTATGAAAGAGTTCGGAATCAGGACTAAAGACACAGCGACTACTACACAAGAGGGATTCAGCCTGCTGGGCTATTCTGCCGAAGCTACGGCGGAACAAATGGAAGACGGAAGCGAGAGTGCGAGCGACAGCATTGCTGATTTACAGTCTAGGTTTGCGAAAGGCGGCGAAACTGCGAAGAAAGCGACCAACGAAGTTTTAAAAAGGCTTTTCAATATGCAGGACAAAGTCAAGCAGAATCAGGCGGGCGTTGATTTATTCGGCACAATGTGGGAAGACCTCGGCGTTGATGCTGTTAAGGCATTAACCGACACGCAAGGGGAAATCAGCAAGACCACAGACGCTATGACTGAAATTAAAGATTTAAAATATGACGATGTAAATACTCAGCTTACCAAGATGTGGCGAGAAATTGAAACAGATTTTGTAAAGCCCGTTGTTGAAAAAGCGATTCCTGAAATCAAAAATGGCGTAGTTTGGGTGAAAGCTAACCTACCGACTATTGTGCCGGTACTAACGACGATAGCCGGGATTATTGCAGGAATGTGGACTATAACCAAAGTCGGTAATTTTATCTCAGCTATAACATCAATAGCTACGCCAGTAGGCGCAGTTACAGCTGTAGTTGCTGCACTTGCTGCAGCCATCGGCGGCGTAGCTCTTGCGTTGCAGCAGAACAGCTTCTCACTCCCTGCCGATGTGCAAGAGCATATTGATAAAGTAAATGAGCTTAGTGACGCTTACACTAGCACCCACGAAAGCATTAAGAAAGCTGCCGACGATAACACAAGCAAATATAGCTACTACGAGGGCTTGTGGGATGAAATGCAGAAAATTGTCGACCAAAATGGCGAAATAAAAGACGGCTATGAAGAGCACGCCCAATTTATCGCGAACGAACTTAGCGAAGCAATGGGCGAAAATGGCGAAATCAAAATTGTAGACGGCGTTGTGGAAAAGTGGAAAGAGCTGAAAGGCACTGTTGAAGATACGCTGAAATTGCAACAGGCTAAGTCGATGTTAAGCTCATATGAGGATAGCTATAGCGAGGCTGTAACGAAACAAGGCTCTGCGCAAGATAATTATAACAAAATACTTTCAGATATAAGTGCTTACGAAAAGCAGAAAGAGCAGCAACAGAATGAGCTTAAAAAACTAACGCAACAAATCAGTAATACTGATAAGCTCGATGTATATAAGTATAACAAATTAGTCACACAGAAAGTACAAACGCAAGCAAATATACGCAGAATTGACGACGCGTTAAAAAGCGGCGACAATGCACTTTATACAAAATTAAATGAAGCTGAAAAAGTTTTGTCTGGATACAATGCGATTATCGAAAATTACGGAAGGACGCAAGAAGCGATTATTAGCGGCGACACGAAAAAGGTGCAGGAAGCTTTATCTCGGCTGAAAAATGAATTTGTTACAGCTGATTCAGGCACAAAGAAAACGCTCGAAGCACAAATACAAACTTTAACAAGTAAGTACAACGAAATGAAAGCAGCTAGTCAGGTTGAGGGTGCTAAGGTCAATAAGCAAGAGCTAACGAATATGGAATCGCTTATTAATTTAGCAAAACAAGAACTTGAAAAGTACAAAGCGACCACGCAACAGAAAACTAACGCTACGAATAAGAGTGCCAGGAAGTCAGGCGAAGAGCTTACCGAAAACCTTAAAAAAGGTATACGGCAAGGCATAAAAGACGGAAAAATAAAAAACGCTGCTGATGAATTTAAGGCAACTATCGAAAAAGAGTTAAACCGTGAATATTTCAGAAAACTTGGCACTAAAGCAGGCGAGGAAATCATCAACGGAGCTATGAAAGAACTCTCTGAACGTGGCGGAGCGTTAAACTATTTCGGTACCTGGGGATTTGCCGAACAGGCCGAAAAAGATAATTCTCAAAATCCGCTTACTTCAAATTACTATAACACCGAAATTCACCAAAATTTTATGAATCAAGGATTATCGGCATTTGATGTTTACCGTAACACTAAAAATGTTTTTAACAAATAAGGAGGATGTATAAAAAATGATAAGATTTGGCGTTACTTTACCGAGCGGACAACGCAAATGGCTCGGCGAAGAGGGGCACAAGGTCATTTTCGCCAGCGGCTTTGACAGCGTAACAGAGCTTGCTACATCTGCTTGTGCAAACGGTGTAGGTGTGAACATCGAAGGCGACAGTAAGCCGTCCAGGATTATGCAGCTGAAAATTGTTCCGAGCGGAAATGACGCTGAGGACGGAAGATATAAGCTGTTCAATTTAATGCCTTCTGGCACAGAAAGGCGTTTCTTAATACGCACTGATACAGAAAACTATTACATATACGCCACTGTGACGGCGTTTGAAGTAAGTCCGTTTTCTGAACAAGTGCAGAAACAAATCGTAACAGTTACTCTAACAGCGACAAATCCACTGTTTTATCTATTTACACCAGAATCGCAAACAAAAACTATTAGTGCCACAAGCCCCGCTGTTTTCAGCTGTAATAATGACGGCGAAGCAACAGGATTTAAGCTCACGGTTAAGACCAACACTACGAGCAGCAATTCAATGATGAACCCAATCGTAAAACTTGGCTCTGACACTCTGAAATTTATATTAAATATTTCCACAGGCGGCTCGTTGATAATAAATACCGTGAAGGGCAGTAAATCTGCAAAGCTCACATATTCGGCCGCTGGCGGTACGGTCGTATCTGATGTTATTCCAAAAAGGGCTGACGGCTCGACATTTATACAGCTGCCTGCACGCTCGGTTTCAAAACTCACAGTTAATGTCGAAGGAACAGGAGCGGGAACCGTCACGCTCAACTATAGACAGTGCTTTGATTTTATATAATTTTCGTGGGGTGAAAAATATGGAAATGTATGTTTATGATTTAAATTTCAAATATTGTGGAATTTTGGAAGATAGTCAATGCTCTAGTATCATTTGGACTACGAATTTTTATGATTGTGACGAGTTTGAAATCAGAATGCCGTATTTTGACGGCATTCTTGAATTGATTAAGCAAGACAGGCTATTACAGAAAGATAGTTCTGACAGGGCTATGATTATTGAAAAAATATATATCACGCAGCAGTTTAACGATGGTCAAAAAACGCCTGTTGTTAAAATCGCAGGAAGAGGAGCGGACAGCTTGCTCGACCGCCGAGTTTCTCTCGAAAACAAAGCCTATTCGGGTGCTGCGGACTATATATCACGCCGCTTGGTAATTGAGAACATCATCTCGCCGTCGAATACTACTAGAAAAATTGATACAGTTGCATTAGGCAGCTACCCTGCCCTGACCGGTAGTGGCGAACAGTTGACGCTCGGACAGAACATAGGCGAACTCACACGCTTAATGCTCAAAGAACAGAAATTAGGGAGCTATTTTAAAACTGATTTTTCTAACAAAAAAATGTTATACACGATTTATGCAGGAAAAGATAGAACGAAGGAAAACCTGAACAAAGTCGAATTTTCGCCCGACCTTGATAATTTCTCACAAATTGAATACTATTCAGATGCTGCAACTCAGTATAATATATGTCTTGCAAAAACGGGCCCCGATGTTAACGACAACTGGACTATTGTTCCCGGTTCTAATGAAAATCTTGGTTCCGGAACTAAACGCCGCGAGGTGTGGGCAGACCTTAGCAGCTACGATGTTTCAGGCGCAGGCTCTTCAACGGCTGTTGATGTGTTAGTTTCGCCTTTGGCAGAACAAGAACTCGCAAAGAAAATAACGGAAGAAGCTATCACAGGAAATATCATTGACGGAATTCTCTATACTTACGGTAAGAATTATGAAGTTGGCGATATAGTAATATTAAACGACGGTTACAAACATAAGCTGAATAAGCGACTTGTACAAATGATAGAGTATTATCAAAATGGGCGAAAAACCTTAACGCCGACTTTTGAATAACGGTATAAGAAAGCCCCTCAGTGACTGAGGGGCTAGTTTTTTTATATTTTGGTATCGGGTATTTTTATCGTTGAATATTCGCCGTTTTCTTGATTGTATAACCTAAATTGTCCGCCTGCCGAAGACACAGACAAGTCTGTGTCAACAAAATCGTCATTTATCTGCGGGTCAATAAGCGACTGCGTATCACCTTGTACATAATCTGACAAAATGATAAAATTATAAGTTTTTTTGTTTAGCGTTATATAATCGCATTGTATTAAGTAAGTATCTTTTGTTTTGTTTTCAACAGTAAAATAAGTGTTTAAATCATCATAGCTTGGCTCTACTTTTACAAAATAAAAAATAAATTTATCGTCTTCGTAAATCTTCGTCCCCACTGTTGCCTCCGTCGGAGCTTCTGTAGGAGCTTCTGTCGGAGCTTCTGTAGGAGCTTCTGTTGGTGGTTCTGTTGGTGGTTCGGTAGGGGCTTCGGTCAAAGGCTCTGCCGGCGGAGCTTCAGTCGGTGGGTCGTTGAAGAATTTGTTAGCTGTGATTTTCTTGCCGTTCAGCATAATTTCTGTAACTATCAAATAATTACTTGCCGACCTGGTACTTCTTTGTGTGTCGAATTTTCCGTAAAAAGTCGCCACATCCCCGCTGTGACTTTCAAAATAATATTCCGCCGCTTCCGGAGTGCTCCGTTCTGGCTTAAACTGTGCGTACCAAGTGTTGTATTCGTCCTTGCTTTCTGCGACAAGAACAATTACGATATACCCGTCTTCGTCCTGGTATGCATACGAAATTTTACCCGTTGCACTCACTAAACCGTCATAACCTATTAACTCGCTACGCTCTGCCGTTGTGATGTCCCTAACGCCGCTGTTGCTGCCGTTACAGCCTGCACAAGATACGCAAATAAGCGCTGCTGTTGTTATGATTGCTAATAATTTTTTCATAAATTTAACCCCTCCTAAAATTTATATGTGAGCAGCAGGCTCTAGGCTAATTATTATTCGCTATTTGAAGCAGCTTATCAACGACAAGTGTTTCAACATATTTCGCCGGCTTGTAAGTATCGCTTTCCCAGTTCTCAATCGTTCGCTGGGGAATTCCAAGTTTTTCAGACATTCCTTTTTGAGTTAATCCAGCCTCTTGCCGGGCATATCTTATCGCATTAAATTTAATACCTTTCCTTTCACAAAAAGCCTTATGAAATTCTAGGCGATATGTGCTATACTGTGTTGTGTCAATCAAAAACTCGGCGAGCTTATCAGGCACAAAGCATTTTACATCTTTACCATAAACAATTTGCGTTTCATTGCTCACATAAATTTTGCAAAAGAATTTTGGTATTTGGTAATCAAGCTGTTTGGTGTCTACAAATGAAAAATGCACATATGGGTCATTTTCCCCAGTATATAGGTTGAAACAATCCTGAAAAATTCTGCTTTTTCCTAAATCTAAAACCATTATTCTAGCCATATAATTTTCCTCCTGTATTCCCCCTCCCTTATGTCGGGAGGGAGCTTTTAAAAATTAAAATTTAATGTTTAATTTTTTCGCAACAGTTTTGCAGTTATACGCTTCTACAAACTGTCTGTTGAAATTTTCAATAAAATCAAATTTGTCAGTGCCGTTGTAGTAAATTTCAATTTCTTGAACAAGTTTCGACAAGTAATTTAACGCTAATTTATAATAGTCGTCTCCCTCTCTGTGTGCCGGAAGTGGAGCGCAGAATGTTCCGTACTCCTTAGTTTCGATAATGTAAAAATCCTGATTATAAACTGTAGGTCTGATTTCAATATCAACCTTGATTTCTTTTGTGTTCAATGCTCTTTTGGCTGTACAAAATTCATTAAATGTCATTGTTTTAATCTCCTTTAAATTTTATTTTTTAGTTAAGCTCTTCCTTTATTTCAATAACATCTGCGTCGGGGTCATCTTCATCAAAATTCGTATACGGTGCGATGTACCATTCCCACGCATCAATACCACTGAAATAATCACCCTCGGATAAGTCATTAAGGCTTTCATCATCGCCCAAAAGTTCCTTGTGTTCTTCTTCCGCAATTGAGCATAAGAAGATTTCGTCAAAGGTAATATACCACGAATGATATTTATATTCGACAGAAGTTTCGCAAAATTCTTTCTGCTTTTCAAAGAAAGCTTGTGCTTCCTCTTTCGTTGAAAAGATTTTTAAAACCTGAGCCCATTCCTCTCTTCTATCGTTTCCTAGTTGGAGCAGATTTTCCGTAGTTTTTACTTTTCTGATACTTGAAGTTGAAACTTCAATATCATTTTCCTTGGTAACAAACCATTTTTCCATATTAATGCCTCCTTAATTATACATGTCCCAATGGTCTTTGAAAAGTTCGCAAGCCTTTTCGTAATCGTCTGTGTAAATAACTGCTCTGTCGTCTCCCTGCTCAACATCTTTTGAAATCAATGCAGATTTTGGTATCCACATTGTTTTCTTTTGATAACTTCCAACGCTCAACATTGCGTACACAGCTTTTTCTGTTTCTTTTAAAATTGCGAACACATAAACATCAAAATATAAATTTCTTTGCAACTCGTTTGCGATTTTGTTAGCAAGCCATTCTTTAACTATCATTTCCTTGCTTCCTACTGTTACTGTCATATTTAACAGCTCCTTTCCTTTATCTTGTCTATATTATACCACCGTGACGGCGGTTTGTCAACGCTTTTTTGAAAAAAATAAAAAAATTCTACCTTGCACAATATTATGA